TGGGATACGGCGTTTGAAACCAAGAACAATTCGGACTATTCAGCCTGTACTACGTGGGGCGTCTTCTATAACGAAGAAGAAAACAACTCGCCGCAGATAATTCTGCTTGATGCGTTCAAGGAACGCATGGCTTTTCCTGAATTAAAGGCGGCAGCATTCAAACATTGGAAGGAGTGGGACCCAGATGCCTTCATTGTGGAGAAAAAGGCAGCGGGCGCACCGCTCATCCAAGAGTTGCGGGCTATGGGCATTCCCGTTCAGGAATTCTCGCCTAGTCGCGGCAATGACAAGATGGTTCGGATGAACGCGGTAAGTGACTTATTTCATTCAGGAAAAGTCTGGGCACCGGATACGCGCTGGGCAAGGGAAGTGATTGAAGAAGTTGCGACATTTCCCGTTGGGGAACATGACGATTACGTGGATACGACCACCCAAGCCCTGTTACGATATCGCCAAGGCGGGTTTATTGCGCTGGACTCGGACGAGAAGGATGAGTTGTCGCTTTTCCGCCGCCGCACGGCGGCTTATTATTAGTATGGCAACGCAAAAGTTCATGGGTCGTGGGCAACTGATTGACCGTCTGTCAGCACAGATGGGGTCAAGGGACGCGGCGCTTGACGTTCTACGTTCTAGAGGGCATGTGGACGAAAAGGGCAATCTGACCGAAGCTGGTTTAGCGCGTGATGCCATGACAGCAGAAGAACGTGCGCTTGACCGCGCTAAAAAACGCACAGGCAAGCCCGTGTCATCATTCAAGTATGATCCCGCCACTAATCGGGCAACTTTAAAGAAGAGATATTGATGGCAACAAACATCGACAAGTCGCTGTATAGCGCACCGCAAGGCATTGACACGCTGGCTGCGCAGGAAGAACCGTTAGAAATTGAGATCATTGACCCAGAGGCGGTCAATATCAAAGCTGGCCCATTAGAAATCAGTATTGAGAAAGACGGCGAAGAGTCCGACTTTTACGCCAATCTTGCCGACGATATTGATGCGGGCGACTTGGATATGCTTGCTGGGGAGCTAGCAGAGGCTATTGAGAATGACCGCGCTTCGCGCAAGGACTGGGAGAAGTCGTACAAAGAGGGGCTGAAACTCTTGGGTCTCCAGTATGAGGAGCGCACGGAGCCGTGGAACGGTGCTTGTGGCGTGTTCCACCCCATGATTACGGAAGCCGTTGTACGGTTCCAGTCCGAGGCTATCACTGAGTCATTCCCCGCGCAAGGTCCGGTGCGCACCAAGATCCTTGGTAAAGAGACGCCAGAGAAAAAAGAAGCCGCTAAGCGAGTTGAGGATGACCTGAACTACGAGCTTACGGAAGTGATGCGCGAGTTTAGGCCCGAGCATGAACGCATGCTGTGGAGTTTACCGGCAACGGGTTCGGCTTTCAAGAAAGTTTATTTCGATCCGTCGCTTGACCGCCCGGTATCAATGTTTGTACCGGCAGAGGACATTATCCTGCCGTATGGGGCTACAGATCTGGATACGTGCTATCGGGTTACGCATGTTATGCGCAAGACAGAGCAAGAGATTGTGCGTTTGCAACAAGCCGGTTTTTACCGGGATATTGAGTTGCCCGACCCTAGCCGCGAGCAGACAGACATTCAGAAAGCCAAAGATCGGGAGACCGGCTTTAGCGATCTGAATGACGACCGCTACATTATTTACGAAGTCCACGCTGATCTGGATATTGCCGGGTTTGAAGACAAGGATGATGACGGGGAAGAAACGGGTATTGCCCGCCCGTATGTAATTACAATTGTGAAAGGCACCAATGATGTGTTGGCGGTGCGGCGCAATTGGAAAGAGGATGATGAGTTCTGCCTGAAGCGCCAGCACTTTGTTAAGTACGACTACATACCCGGCTTTGGTGCGTACGGGTTTGGTTTATTCCATCTGATTGGCGGCTTTGCCAAATCAGCTACCAGCATCATGCGTCAGCTTGTGGACGCGGGCACTCTCTCAAACCTACCGGGCGGTTTGAAATCCCGTGGGTTGCGCATCAAGGGCGATGACACACCAATTGCGCCGGGAGAGTGGCGTGATGTAGATATTGGGTCCGGGGCACTGCGCGACAACATCTTGCCGCTGCCATACAAAGAGCCGTCAAACGTCCTGTATCAGTTGCTCTCCACGATTGTGGAGGAAGGGCGCAGATTTGCTGCGACTGCTGACATGCAGGTTAGTGACATGTCGAGTCAGGCTCCAGTAGGGACCACGCTCGCTCTGCTGGAGCGCCAACTCAAGGTAATGACGGCGGTGCAGGCGCGCTTGCACTATAGCTTCAAGCAGGAACTGCGCTTGCTTGCGCAGATTGTTCGGGACGAGACAGAGGACGAGTACGACTACGACCCAGAAGAGGGACCGCGTAAAGCGAAGAAGTCTGATTACAATCATGTAGACATTATCCCTGTTAGCGATCCCAACGCTGCGACGTTGAGCCAGCGAGTTGTACAGTACCAAGCCGTCATTCAGATGGCGCAGATGGCACCGGACATTTACGACCTGCCACAGTTGCACCGGCAGATGCTTGAGATTCTGGGCGTTAAGCATGCGGACAAGTTGGTGCCGCTGCCAGAGGACATGAAGCCGCGCGATCCGGTAACGGAGAACATGAACCTGATGAAGAGTGAGCCGGTAAAGGCGTTCTTCTACCAAGACCACAAGTCGCATATGCAGGTGCATATGGCGATGATCCAAGACCCAACGATTGCTCAGGCACTTGGGCAGAATCCGAAAGCACAGCAGATCTCAGCCGCGCTCATGGAGCATATCGCAGAACATGCCGGATTCCTGTATCGCTATCAAGTAGAACAGCAGCTTGGCGCGGCGTTGCCAAAATACGACGATGACTTGCCGCCAGAAGCCGAGTACGCGCTCTCTAATTTGATTGCGCAAGCCTCCAAGCAGGTGGTCGAGCAGAACAACGCTCAACAAGCGCAACAGCAAGCGCAACAGCAGTCTCAAGATCCACTGATCCAGATGCAGCAACAGGAGTTGCAACTAAAACAACAAGAGTTGCAGATGCGCCAACAGGAGTCGCAGGCTCGGTTGCAGCTTGAGTCACAGAAGGCCCAGCTTGACGCACAGATAAAGCAGACTGAATCTCAGCTAAAGCAGCAGGATATGCAGTTAAAAATGCAGCAAGCCGCTGCGCAGGTTCAAGCGGCTCAAGCTCAAGCTCAAGCCGCAGCACAAGCAGCGCAGGCCCAAGCCACTACGCAGGCGCAGCGTAACCAGCTAGACCAAGCTAGGCTCGCGCTAGACAGGGAGAAGCTTGCCGGTGACATGCAGCTTGCAGGTATGAAGATGGGCGCGCAGATTAAAGAAAGCAAAGTCAAGCAAGAGGCCCAGCATGAGACTGAGGGGTTGCGAATTGGGGCAGATATTGCTAAGCATAAGGCACAGATAGCCGTGCAGGCTGAACAAGCTAAACAACGCAAGCCGGAGAACAAAGCATGATCCATGAATTTGCGCGCGTATTGCGCGAAAAGATCCGCGACGATTTGAACAACTACGCCGATGATTTGGCCAACGGTGCGTGTCAATCGTTTGAGGAGTATCGGAAACTCTGTGGTGTCATTCAAGGTCTAGCCATCGCAGAGCGTTACATCATCGACCTTGCTAAAAAAGTGGACGAAGCCAATGACTGAAGAACTTACGCCTGAGCAAAAAGCAAAGACGGTCCCAGATCCAACGGGATGGAAGATTCTTTGCGCTATTCCAGAGATGGACACCACGTTTGAGGGCACAGAAATTGTTAAGCCCGATGCGTTTATCCGGCAGGAAGAGCATGCAACAACGGTGCTTTTTGTAGTAAAGCTAGGCCCTGACGCATACAAGGACAAAGCAAAGTTTGCTTCTGGCGCTTGGTGTAAAGAGGGCGACTTTGTTTTGGTACGTACCTATTCCGGTACGCGATTGAAACTCTTTGACCGCGAGTTCCGTCTGATCAACGACGATCAGGTTGAGGCTGTTGTTGAAGACCCCCGTGGCATCAGCCGCGCTTAATGAGGTAACACATGGAAGAGTACAAATTCCCCGATGAAACGAATGGCGTACAAGCCATTAAGCCAAACGACGAAGACATTGAAGTCGAAATCGTTGACGATACGCCCGAACAAGACCGGGGGCGCAAGCCGCTGGAACGGGAAGTAGAAGACCCGACTGATGATGAGATCGAGTCCTACTCCGACAAAGTTAAGGGGCGCATAAAAGAATTGACGCATGCGCGCCATGACGAGCGCCGCGCCAAGGAAGCCACGCTGCGGGAGAAGCAGGAGCTTGAGCGCTTTGCGCAACACTTGTTGTCTGAAAACCAACAGCTTAAACAGTACGTAGACAACGGCACCGTGCAATATGCACAGACAGCTAAAGTTGCGGCTGAAGCAGAATTGGCTGCGGTGCGCCGTCAGTACAAGGAAGCGCAAGAAGCTTTTGATACTGACGCTATTATTGCTGCGCAAGAAGCATTGACCGAAGCCAAGTTAAAATTGGAGTCGATCAAAAACTTCAGACCTACCCCTTTACAAACAACTTCAGATACTGTACAAAGACAAGTATCCACTCCCCAAGTGGTTCAACCGGACGAAAAGACACTGCGCTGGCAGGCAAAAAACCAGTGGTTTGGCGCACAGGGGTACGAGGAAGTTACCAGCTACGCACTAGGGCTGCATCAAAAACTAGTTGGTTCGGGCACTGACCCGCGAAGTGATGAGTACTTTCAGGCAATAGATTCACGCCTGCATAAGACTTTCCCTGACATGTTTGGGGGGTCTACCTCCAAGAGACAATCGGCAGTTGTTGCGCCTGCGACACGCTCGTCAGGCACAAGACAAGTCAAGCTAACTACCACGCAAGTCGCGCTGGCTAAGAAGTTTGGCTTAACCCCAAAACAATACGCTGATCAATTGGTTAAATTGGAGAATGCAAATGGCTGAAACTAACGCTCGTACCCCCCGTGACTTGGCGTCACGCGAAAAAACCGCTCGGGCTGTCTACGTACCGCCGAGTTCTCTGCCAGATCCTACCCCTGAAGCGGGCTATTCATTTCGGTGGATTGCAACGCACATCATGGGGCAAGCCGCAAACACTAACGTGTCCGGTAAGTTCAGGATGGGCTGGGTTCCGGTTAAGGCGAAAGACCATCCCGAACTGATGATTGAAGGAAACTCTGACGGCAATGTGGAAATCGGTGGGCTTTTGCTTTGCAAAATCTCAGCCGAAAAAGCGGAAGCCATGTCGGAGTACTACAACGATCAAGCTCAGAAACAAATGGAGTCTGTTGATAACAACTTCATGCGTAACAATGACCCCCGCATGCCGCTGTTTGCAGATCGTAAGTCAACGGTCAGTCGCGGCGGATTTGGTTCCGGTATTAAATAATGGAGTTTTAAATGGCTTATCCTGTTATTAGTTCTCCCTACGGGCTAAAACCCGTAAACGAGTTCGGTGGGTTGGTGTACGCGGGTTCTACCCGTATGTACCCAATTGCCACTGGATATTCAACCAACCTGTTTAACGGCGACACCGTTAAGCTTTCCAATGGCACTATTGTTATTGACAACTACAGCGCCGCATCCAGTCCTACGGCAGCAATTGCTGGAACGATTGGTGTGTTTCTGGGTTGCCAGTATGTGAACAGCCTGTCGCAAACCATTCAGAGTCAGTACTGGCCTGCAAGCACGGTTTCTAACAACGCACTTGCTTACGTTGTTGATGATCCTCGCACGGTGTTTAAAGCCGCTGTAACAGGTCAGGGAACTTCGTTGGCAAACACAGCTAACACAACCATTGGTTATGTTAACCCTGCGTTTGTTGGTACTAACATGTACACCCTGACGGGTAACAGCGGCTCCACGGT